ACACCTTTCAGTGAAGAGCACCCCGAAGGGCCAGAGGTTATGGGCCTGTCTAACCTTTTCTTATCAGTTCTGATTAAATCGAGCATAAACTCGATACGGCTCAGGTCCGTCGGAGGTAGGTTTACCACCTCCGGCGGATCAGCCGCGAGAAGCTCTTCCTTTCTTTTCCGCTCCCAGAAACGGGCGAAGATGGACAACACGTTGTCTTCCCGTTCTGGTTTTTTTGCCGGCTTAAGAAGTGCCAACGGTTTGCACTTCTTATCACTCACACGACTAGTGACCCGTTTCCTTAAAACGTTTATGCGCTTTAATTCCGCAGGTATGCTCTTATACGAGCCGCGTTCGCGAACCTGTCTTACCCTCTGGGCAAGTGCCGTCGCCTCTTCATCCCGCGTGATACTGAACCCTACAGGTTTGGGCTCGACGGGAAAGAGGTTAGGTGGCGCTGGTAACTCCGCGCAGGGGACGCTGTTGAGTGCTCTCTTTATGGAGCTACTACTAGCAGCTGACTCTCGGAACGCCCAGGGTAGTAGCACAGTTGTTTTTATTTTTTGACGAGCCAATCTCGTCGCGCCGCGTTCGACTACCATCCGGAAACCCCGGGGAGTCAACGTACTTTCGTAGGCAAAGCCTAGCACGTCGTCAACACCGGCCCCCATCCAGAGGGATGCCACATTTGTTTTCTTTTGTTCAACACAATGGCGGAATACGGTGGAATTGATTTCTCCGTACTCGCTTGACTGTAAAGTTTTTTCTTTGTTGACCTTAAGGCCGACGTTCTCGCCATGTCTGGCAATTGCGCTAACTAAACAGCCACCACTTGTCGAAGTGGTCAAAAGATCATCACCGTTTATGAGACAGCGATGACGGCTCCATTCCTTGAAGCCGATTTCACCTCTCTCAAGAAGGTCCGTTAGGGCCAGATCCACGACGGTCTTGTTGATCAGACATAACAACGGGAAGCTCATAGGGCTTCCCATTGGCTGACCTGAGTTGGCGCTCTCGCCGTCCAAGCGTAAATTAGACACGACACGTAAGCACCGAACCTCGTCTTCTGACAACCCCCTTCCTTTGGAGATTAAAATCTCGACTGCCCGCCGGACGTACGCAGTCTTAATATTGTCAGTTGCACTCTCATAATCAAACGAGAGCCAACTGCGGTTCTGCTGATGCTCAATCAGCTGGCGGAGCCTTTCTTCGGTAGGCTTACCGACTAAAAGCCAACCCCTTCTCTTAAGAAAGGAATAGAGGGAATGGTGGAGCGGAGTCAATACGGAAACATTGTACGAGCTGTACATT